AGTCAGCTACAGCTTCTCTTAATGCACTTGTAAAACTTATTGTTTGATCTGTTCTAGTTTCATTTCCTGATTGAACAAAACAAGCTGGATATTGTTGTTCAGATAATTCATCAACATTAAAAGGTTCTCTTGTAATCTTCTTTAAAGAGTAAGGAGAAGTTACTGCTGTTAATACAGTTATAATATTTGATGCTATATCTTCTCGTTTGCTCATTATATTTTAGATAGTTTATTATATTCTTTCATAAATACATTCATAATAGGTTGTATCTCTCTTGCACCAATAGCAAAGAATTTTCTTTTCTTCTGATTGCCTAGTGCTTTAGTGTTTTGGAATTTGTTTGCAAAATAAATAATAGCTTCTGTTGGTGATGACTTCTGTGTAATGTTAGATAGCATTTGACCTGAGAATGTTAAATCAGGAAACTGTGTTTGTCGCCCTGCATTACTTCTAAATGTTTTATAAGCTTCTGTGTATGGTGGAAATGAATTACCATCTGAATTAACTCCTCTTGAAGTTCTTTGTTTAATTAAACCCATTAAGAACTCAGCAGTTCTTCCTAAAGCAGTCTTAACTATTTGTGGTTGTTCTTTTACTTGTTTTTCAAAGTTCTTAGCAACTTGTAAAGAATTATCTTCAACAGTTATCTTCATCTGATAAGTTGCAGTCTATGATATGGTGCTTTTTCTGCATCAGCTACTGTATTAGAATCATCAGCATCATACTCAACACCATCTCTTAAAATAGTTTCAAATTCATCTGCATACATTTGTTTGTAATGTTTCATCATTACTTGAAATCTATCAAGGTTATCATTTGAGTTAAATTTAGTTAATTGTGGACAACAATAAAATCCAATTACTTTGTAAACAGATAATCTTTTAAACTGTGCATCTGTTAATAATGTTCCATTCATTTCAGTTGTGTTTAGTAAAGATATATCTCTGTAAGTTTGTTTTACATAAACTGCCCACCATCTAATTCTTAAATCTCTTTCAATATCTGCTCTTGCAAATGCGTGGTAATCTGTTGGTGATGTAAATGATGCTATTCCAAATCCTAAAATGTCTGGTTGGTAAACTGTTAAATCTGAATCGGTAGAAAAATTTGCCATAGTATAATCTTGTTAAGTGGTGGGGCTTTTACACCCCACCGAAGTTTAATTAAAGTGCTGTATCAGTTCTTACAGTTACTCCATAAGTGTCTTTAATAACACCTACTCCGTAAACGATAGAAGCTACTAATTCAGTTGCTCTTAAAGAAGCATCTCTTTGAGATTCAACTTTAAATTCTTCTTTCATAGCAAGTCCTAATGATGCAGGGTGAAATACTCCACCATACGAATCATCATAAGCATCAATAGTAATGTTAGCATTTTCAAATACATCAATACCAGCGATTCTGCCGATATATCCGTTTCTTAAAGCTTCGTTACCAACTTCAGAAATTGCAGTTGCAGTTCCTGAATATCCAGCTTGAGTTAAAGTCTTTTTCAAGTTGAATAATGCTTTAGGGTGAAACACACCATAGTAAGGTGCTGGTACGTTTGCAGATCTTAAAATTGCTTGTGCTTTGAAAAGCAAGTCAGCAGTTAGTTCTGTTCCTGCACCACCTTGATCTGAAGCAGATGCGAAATCGTCTAATAGATTTACTAAATCAGTATCTACTTTTTTAGCAATCGCTTCGCCGAATAATTTACCAATGTCAGCACCAACATTTCTAGAAGCTGAATTAGCCCCAAGATCTGTAAGCGTAGTCATCACGCCAATTTCAGAAGCTGTGATAGTTGCTGAAGTTGGGTTTACTGCTGTGTTTGATAAATCAGTAGCTTCGTTTACTGCTGATGCCGAAATAGTAGGGTACACAGGTACTTCTACTGTTTTTCCTGATCCAATGATTGGATAAAGAGTTACAAGAGGTCTCATTACTGAAGTCTCTTGGAATGTGAATATAGCTTCTTGAGTTATATTCGTAAATAGTTCACTTAAAGTTGAACTTGTTGTTTCTGATGCCATGTTTTTATTTTAGTTAGTTGTTGTTAGTTGTTATTTTCATTTTAAAATTACCCTGATCTCTATGTTTCCTCATTTCAGCATATAATTTTCTGTCATTCGGATTACTTAAATCAAGATCACCCATTGTAACGGATTTGGGAGAATTTCCACCAATCTTACTTTGTGAACCACTACCACTTTGAGTAGCCATCACATGATGAGGATTGTTTTTTAAATATTCGCTTACCAAATCATTAACTGACATTGGGTCGCCTTTGTCTGAGTATCTAGGAGTTCCATCTTCGTTGATAACTTCAACAGAACCTTGTTCAGATAGTCTAACATTATTTCTAAGTAACTGTTTAACTTCTGCTGGTTTAACAGCTTTCAGTCCACTAGCTACATTGACTAATGTTTCGTCTATACGAATCCTTTTTAATTCAGATTCCAACGATTGAATTTTTGAATCCTTTTTTGATACTGTCTCCTTCAGAACTTTATCAAACTCGCCACGTTGTTTAGCGATTTCTAGTTCCTTGTCTTTTTTTTCTTGAAGTAGTTTTTTAGCTTCTTCAATATCAATACCATCAAGTTTATTAGATACTGTTTTCTTGTATCGTTCTAATCTACGTTGAACAATCTGTTCAAGTTGATCTGCTGAAAAAACTTTATTTTCAACATCTTGATTGTTAGAAACTTCATTGACTCCAGCATTGTCTTGAGATGCTGTATTCTCAACCGACTCTTTTTTTACTTGGTCGTTCATTGTTTGTTCTCCTTCTATATTGTTTTATTAGTCAATTATCAAGAGAATTGATAAAATGCAATAAATTTGTTGCTAAGATGTTCTATTCTACTGTGTATTCAAAAGTACCATCATCTTTTATTGTTCCCCAATCTGTATCAACTGGTTGCCAATGATGTCTGCAATTATATCCACCTCTGTCTAAGAATGGGTCGCTACCTGATTTACCTTGCCAATCATTCTGCCATAATGCTCTTGCTTCTTCTTCTGTAAAGATTCTGTTTGCGTGTTCAACGCAGAAATCTCTACTATCTCTAATGATTGAACCATAATAAACATAAGAAGTTAATCCTAATTCATCTGCTCTAAACTTTGCAAACTGTCCATCAAATCCCATTAAAGCATCACCTACTATTTGAGATGAATATACATAAAGGTTTGCACCTGTAACTGTTGAACCATAATTTTGTTTAAGTTCATCAATAGCAGTTTGTACATCAGGAGAACCAATCTTACCTTTAGCTTTTTGTGATTGAATAAATGTTACAAGTTCTTCACGTTTCTTTGTATCTGCTTGTTGGTATATTCCATTAATCTTATCTCTAATAGTTTGTACTACATCTCCAAAAGGTTTTCCTACTAATGTGCTTTGGTAAATCTCTTGTGCTAATGTGTTTGTAAATTCATTCCCAAGATTTTGAAATTGACTAAATGCAATCTTCTTTAATTGCTGGATAGTAGTTAAATCAGCTTCTGTTATTTGTTTAAACTCAGGTGGTATAGGAAGCTTTCCATAAGTTGCTACAATCGTACCAGCTATCTTATCGTAATCTTTTATAAATGTTTGAACTGGCTTTAAGTAAAGTTCTTCTATTGCTTGTTGTAATTGTGGTCTTATTTCTATTGCAAGTCTTGTGTTAAATAATGCACCATCTTGTATAGGTAAACGTGAAACAATGTTTACAACTTCTTGTTCTAAATTTCTAAGAGTATCTGCTAAGAGTCTTTGTTGTTGTGCTTCTAAATTAGTTACTGCGTTAGCCCTGATGGTTTGCAGTTCCTGTAATAAATCTTTTGCCACATTAAATTGTTGGTAAGTTTATTTGTTCTCTAGCAAACTCTCCTACAACTTCTGTTCCACCATCTATTTCAGAATCAATTTGTTCTAATGTAGTATCATCTTCAATAACAGTTCTAGCTATTTGTTTATCTATCTCTTTTGCAAATGTAGCTGATTTAATATTACTTGCTTTAGCTTGTTGTAATAATTCCAAATCAGTTGCCCAATCTCTAATGTCAAATGATTCAGGGTATTCAATCTCTCCATCAAATACAGTCTCTTGCCATTCAGCAAATAATCTCCAAATTTGTTCTTCAGCAAGTTCCATTAGTTTAGACTTCTCAGATAGTCTTGCATTTAATAATTCAAATTCAGTTCTTAAAGCGATACCAGATTGTACTCTCTCAGCAGTTGCTCTTAAAGTTCCCACATGAGTTAAACGATTGATTGCTTCTACTTTGTGATTGATTGATCTTAGTACACCATCAAGATTGCTTCCGTTTGGTTGTAAGATATATGGTTTTAAATTTGCATCTAAGTTCTCAGGGATTTCAATTATAGAACCTGCACCAGCACCTGCATCAGTATCTTTTGTTTTAACTAATGATGGGTGGTTAGATAGTCTAATGATTTGTTCAATCTCCGAAAATTCATTGTAAATTGCTTTTTGTAAATCTGCTACATCAGTTAAATCAGATACACCTAATCCTCTCATTGGACTTCTTTGATTGTATAAAATAACTGCTGGTATTTTCATTAATGGATTTGGAAGTGAACTAATTAACTTAGGTTC